GATGATGTGATTCCTTATGAGTTTCCAAATAGAACTTTTGCCGTAGATAGACCATCTGATATAAAAAAAGTAGAAAGAATATTATTATGAAATATATTGTTGATATTGATGGTACGATATGTGAACAAATGAGCAACTTTAAATATGGTGAAGGGAAAGTATTATATGATAGAATTGAACACTTAAATAAACTATATGACGAAGGAAATGAAATTATATACTATACTGCAAGAGGAATGGGAGAGTTTGATGGTTCTTACCGTTTGTCAAATAAAAAGTGGTATAATATTACTGAAAAGCAACTTAAAAATTGGGGAGCAAAATACACAAAATTAATCATAGGCAAATATTCTGGAGACTACTACATTGACGACAAAGCAATCAACTCGGAAGAATTTTTCTCTTCTTGCTCAAAAAATTAAAGAAGCAAATACCATTGCCATTATAGGTAATGGTGGAAATCTTGCTGTAGCAAAACACGCTGCTAGTGATATGGCTAGACATTTAAATAAACTTTGTTATGCTCCAGAGTGTGTTCATTTAACTGCTCTTGGTGGTGATACTGGATGGCATAAAAATTGGATTGATAGCTATGCAACTCATGCAGATTTAATTATTGGTATTACAACAAGAATTGATTCTCCAATATCAAATTCTTTAGAATTATTGAACCATAATAAGTTTTTAATCGCACCAAAAAAACATTTAACAATAGAAACTCTTATAATTGATAGAGAGACATATCATGAATTTGAAGTTGATGTTCTTTGGAATTTTTATATGTTATTTGAAGAATGTGGAGCAATCCTACCAAAGATACCATAAAAGTAAAAATCATGAATCTTGCTGAGATTGCTTTGAATCACGGTGGCCTTATACGTCCACTAATTATTCCTTCTGAACTTAATCATGGACTTGGATTGATGAACCCATCAATTTTGATTCATAATCAAAAAATATTAATTAATTTAAGAGCAGTAAATTATACTTTTTATCATTCAGAAAGAAAATTATTTCAACATCCGTATGGACCATTAACATATATTCATCCAGAGGAAGATCAACATTTAAGAACCTGGAATTATTATCTTGAACTTGATGATGATTATAACATCTCAAGAATTAATAAAATTGATACCTCAAAATTTCCAGATCAAGAACTTTGGGATTTTGTTGGTTTAGAGGATGCGAGATTAATAAACTGGGAAGATAAACTTTATTTGACTGGAGTCAGACGAGATACCACTCCAAATGGTGTGGGTAGAATGGAGTTATGTGAAATTGAAGTTCATGAGGATAAGGTTGTAGAGATTTCAAGAGATAGAATTGAAGCTCCAAATGATCCCAATAGTTATTGTGAAAAAAACTGGATGCCTTTTTTAGATCTTCCTTACCACTATATTAAGTGGGGGAATCCAACGGAAGTTGTCAAAATAGATCCTAAGAAAAGAACATCAAAAACCGTGTTTTTAGGTGAATATAAAAGTATACCTAGAGATCTTCGTGGTGGTTCTCAAGTTTTATCTTGGGGAGATTATTATGTTGCAATTACACATGAGTTAGATTTATTTAAAAGTGAAACTAATCGAAAAGATGCTATCTATAAACATAGAGTGTGTTTTTGGGATAAAAATTTTAATTTAGTAAGAGCATCTAATGACTTTTCAATTATGGATGGCCATGTTGAATTTTGTGTTGGACTTGCTCAACAAGGAACAGATTTTCTAATGACCTTTGGATTTCAAGATAACGCCGCATACCTTTTAAAATTTCCAGAAAAAGTATTTGAGGACGTTATAAATGAATGACTTACAAACTTTGTTGAATACATTTATAATCGATCCTGAGAATGATTATAATAATCTATCTCTTGCAAAATATTATCATTCTATCGGACAAACTGCTTCTGCTGTTTCTTATTATACAAGAACAGCAGAAAGAACTAAAGATAAAACTTTAATGTATGCATGTTTACTTGCAGCATCGGACTGTTTTCATTCTCAAGGTTGTAGAAATAACTCCGTAAAAGGATTGCTCCAAAGTGCAATTGCTTTATGTCCCAAAAGACCTGAAGGATATTTTCTACTTTCTAGATTTTATGAAAGAGTGCAAAATTGGTACGACTCATATTTAATTGCTTCTGTAGGTATGGTTGTTTCTGATTTTGAATGTGAACCTCTTCCATTAGTTGTGGATTATCCCGGAAAGTATGGAGTTTTGTTTGAGAAAGCAGTTTCTTCTTGGCATTGTGGGTTATGTGATGAAAGCCGAGATCTTCTAATTGATTTAAAAGAGAATTATGAATTAGATGAAATTCATGCCCGAGCAGTTGATAATAATATCAAAACTGTACATCCAAATTATAAAAGCACTAAAATAATTATTAGTAAAGACCGTTGGAGAAACTCAATTGCTCCGACAATGGAGTTCACCACTTCTATTGATACCCAGAATGGTTGTGTTGTTGATTGTGTCTTCTGTCCACAAAGAACTCTTCAGAAGTCCTATAAGGGTGAAAGGTTTATGACGTTGGACAACTTTAAGAAAGCAGTTGATAAACTACCACAAGAAGTTCGTGTAACTTTTGCTGGGTTCACCGAGCCTTGGTTGAATAGAGATTGTACAGACATGGTGCTTTATGCACACGAAACAGGACATCCAATCTCAATCTTTACAACTGGTATTGGTATGAGTATTAAAGACATTGAGAGAATTAAACACATTCCATTTGCCGGAAATCCAAACGGTTGCTTTACATTGCACCTTCCAGACCAAGAAAGAAGAGCAAAACATCCGATTACGAAACGTTATATTGAACTGATTGAGCATATCGGTAAGATTCAACACGAGATTCATAACTTCACAACGATGTGTATGGGTGCTGTTCATGAGGATGTGAAACATGTGTTTTCAGATGCTCCTGTTTATGACATGTGGTCAAGAGCAGGTAATCTTGTGGGTGAAATGATTATGAAACCTGAACTGCTGGAAAGAAAAGCAGAATGGAAAATGGCAAATCATGGAGAAAAGCAAATGACCTGTGGTTGTTTAGAAAAGATGTATCATAATGTAATGCTTCCGAATGGAGATGTATCATTGTGTTGTATGGACTATGGACTGAAACACATTCTTGGAAATCTTTATGAACAAGATTATGAAGAAATTATTCCAGAGAATAATCAATGCTTTGAACTATGTCGTTTTTGTGAAAATGCGGTGGAACCATGATTTATATTGAGTAAGTAACTAAATAAAGTAAATTAAAATATAATTATGCTTGATTTTATAAAAAAATTTAGAAATGAAAAAAATTTAAATCAAAATTTATTTACAAATAATGTAGAGAACACTACCACAGAAGTTAAAAATGATTTTGAAAAATATCTTGAAAGAATACTAATTCTTGAAAATAAAAACATAATTCTTTTAAAGAAGATTGATTCATTAGAAAGGAAATCCAATGACTATGAATTCAAATATAATGGTTTATTAAAGGCATCAAAAGAAGAAATTAACAGACTTTATGATGCAAGAAAACTTTTGGAATCAGACCCAAATTATAAAAAAGAATTAGAACGATTAGGATTAGTATCAAAAGAAGAATATAATGCACATGTAGAAAAATATTATCAGTTAATGGATGAGTATGATACTCTTAAAAAAGATTATGATGTCTTGTCAAGGAAACTAAATAATATTTTGATTGCCAATATTTAAAACTGATGGCTCAACTCACCGCAACAGAAATAATATTTGGTGATAGTACAACACTGAGTAGTAAATATGGAATTGTTGCTGCAGGCACGACCATGCTTTTTTTTCAAGCGGCTGCACCGACTGGATGGACTAAATCAACAGCAAATACTGATGCAACACTGAGAGTAGTTTCTGGAACTGGTGGTGTTAGTGATGGATCAGTTAACTTTAGTACAGTCTTTCCTACTTCACCTAAAACAATTACTGGAACTGGTACAATCACAGCAACAGGACCAGCTGGACCAAACAGAACTCATCCCCATCTTTTAACAGCACCTCAAATTCCTATTCACAGCCATAGTACACCAGGATCAACTAGTCCAGCTGGATCTCATAATCACTCTTATTCTAGTCACGCAACTACACCTAATCTATCTGGATTTCAGGGACCATCAGGTAGAGATAGAACGAATCCAGCCACAGAACTCCTTGAGACAAACGGCATAGCACAACATAATCATCCAGTCTCAATTGCTGCCCAAGGGGGAAATGGTGCTCATTCCCACTCCTGGACTTTTGGGTCTGCACCATTATCAACTTCACTTGATCTAAGAGTTTTATACTGCGATTTACTTGTTTGTTCTTTAAATTAAAATAAAATGCCAGCAACACTCACTGCAAACGGAATTACATTCGGTGATTCCACTCAATTAAACTCTAAATACGGAATTATTCCTCAATCAAAAAGTTCGGTATTTTGGCAAGGTACTGCACCTGTTGGTTGGACTAAATCCACTGCTCATAATAATAAAGCACTTAGAGTAGTTTCTGGAGCTGGTGGTGGAAGTGGTGGGTCGAGCACATTTAGTAGTGCATTTCCAACTACCACTCAAAAATCTTTTAATGTTACATTAACTGTAGCAGGCACTGTTGGGAATAGAACACTAACAACTCCACAAATTCCATCTCACAATCATCCAGGATCATCAATGGGATCGCTAAGTGATACGGCCAATCATACTCACGCATATAGAAAATCAATTCTAACTCCAGCCCCAAATGGTGGACCAACAGACCGAGCTACTCACGGTTCAGGCACGACGCAACCTAGTGGAACTCATAATCACCCTCTTACCATAAATAACTCAACTGTAGGTGGTAATGCTCACAGTCATTCTTGGACTGGATCTGGACCACTATCTGCTTCTGTAGATACAAGAGTAAAATATTTGGATGTAATTATTTGTACTTTTAACTAATGACAACTAGACTCACGGGAAGTGGAATTATATTCAATGATTCTACTACATTAAGTTCTAAATACGGAATATTTCCCCAGACAACCATGACTATCTTTTTCGAGTCATCGGCACCTGTTGGTTGGACTAAATCCACTGCTCATAGTAATAAAGCACTTAGAGTAGTTTCTGGAACTGGTGGTGGAAGTGGTGGATCAACTCCATTTACTACTGTTTTTGATTCACAACCAATATCTGGTCCAATAACTGTAACCGGAACTGTAAATAATGAAGAGTTGTCTATTTCAGAAATTGCATCTCATAGTCATCCCGCATCAATTGGTAATGATGGGGATCATAATCACGATTACACTGGAGTAGTAGGAGCATCTCCAAATGGGCAGCAACCAGGATCTGGACCAAGAACAATTAATTCTTCTCCACCATTTACCAGTGATTCGACCTCACCGTCGCCAGCGTCTTGGAATAATCATAGTCATAGTGTCCCCATAAACACCACCGGTGGTCCTGCGGTTCATAATCATCCTTGGTCTGGAAGTGCTCCTCTTTCTACAAGTTTAGATTTTGAGGTTGCGTATATTGATGTTATTCTTTGTTCTTTTACTTAATTTATGATATAATATAATTTTAATAAAAATAAATAACTAAAACACATGAGATGATATTGATACAATGAAATTAAAATCTGGTAATTTTTGTCCATTAATTAAAGATGAGTGTGTAGGTTTGAAGTGTTCTTGGTTTACTCAAGTGAGAGGTATGAATCCAAACACTGGTGAAGAAGTTGATGATTGGGCTTGTGCAGTTTCCTGGATACCTATGATGCAAATTGAAACTTCACAACAAGCTAGGCAGGCAGGTGCTGCTGTTGAATCTTTCCGTAATGAAATGGTAAAAGCACATCAAGAACAACAAAAATTAACTGCAGAATGTGTAAATAATTTAATAGATTCTATGGAAGAAACAACTAATAAATTAATTGATTCTGTAGAAAATACAAAGGCAACTCATATCCTTAACGCAGTTGTCTCTGAAATTACAAATAAAAATCTTTTAGAAGGTAAAGAATAATGAGAATGACAATTATACCTGTTGACTCAAAGATTATGATTGATGGGATTGTTGCAAATGATGTAGATTTAAGTTGGGTCCCCGAGAATGTTCATGCAGTTCAATGGTTTGACACTTATGGGGAAATTGAATTACTCACTAGAGAACCAAATATTGATATTACTGAACTTGGAATTTACAGTCAAGCTGTTCCAATTTGGGAAGCAAAGAAATTGAAGTTGGAAGAAGAAGAAAGAGAAAGGATTGAACAGGAAAGATTAAAACAAGAGGAAATTCAAAGAGACTTAATTATAGAACAACAAAGGATGGTGCAAGAAATTTTAGATAGTTCAGTTCAATTTAAAGATGATGGAAATATCGCAGTTATAAATGGTGTGAAATATCAAAAAATGGAAGAACTTATCACTGAAGAAAATCAAAATGTTGGTGTCGCTACAACATAAAAACTATTGAATTTATATAATGAATCAAAAATTACTAGATAATAACTACATTATCATTCCAAATTTTATATCTGCTTACAGGGCAAATAAACTCAAAGATGAGTTTGTAGAGTTCTCTCAAAAAAATAATCTAGAGGGAGATGACCAAATTCCAACCTCTTCTTCTGATTATAATTACATTTCATTTTTGGAACTTTTGTGTGAAAAAACACCAGAAGTATCTGAAATACTAGAGGAGACTGTTTTACCCACATACACATATGCTAGGGTTTATAAAAATGGATCGGTATTAAAAAAACATTCTGATAGAGATGCTTGTGAAATTTCTCTAACTTTGCACTTGGGTGGTGACAAACCTTGGTTAATCTGGATCAAAACTCCTGAAGGTGAAGATCGTTCTGTTGAATTGAATCCGGGAGATGCAATGATGTATCGTGGGACAATCGCAGAACACTGGAGAGATGAGTATGTTGGTGAAGAGTATGTTCAGGTATTTCTTCATTACGTGAGAAGTAGAGGAGAATGTGCATATACTTATTTTGATACTGAAAATCATAAAGGAGAACATGGAAATCATAATAAAAATATGATAATTGATAAAACTTTAGAAGTAAAAGCAAATAAAAATACTATCAAACGTTCACCAATTCTAATCAAATCAACATCTAAATTAGAAGATTTTGTACAAGTATTTGATAATGTTTTATCTCAAGAAAACTGCAATTTAATACTAGATGAATATCGAAATTCATCTGAGTGGTTAGATACTCGCACTGGTGATGGAGAAATATCAAAAAATACACGCAATTGCATGGAAATTAGTATTTCTCATAATCCCGTACTTGAACAAAATTTTAATGTTAGAAAAAACATAGACAATATAGTTTTTGAATCAGTAAGAAAAGTAATTGATAATTATAATTCTCTTGTTCCCACATTTAAGATAGATATTGACACTGGATATAATCTACTTAGATATAGAGAAGGTGAATTTTATATACAACACACAGATTCATTTAGACAACAACAAAGATCTTTATCTTGTTCCCTTCAATTAAACGAAGATTATGAAGGAGGAGAATTTGCTCTCTTTGATCGAGAAATGATGATAAGAACCAAACCTGGATCTGCTATTGTATTCCCATCAAACTTTATGTATCCTCATGAGATTATGCCTGTAATTAAAGGAACTAGATATTCTATTATTACCTGGTTGGTATGAAAATATACTTGTAGACACCTCTCAAACTGCCACAAGCACCTTCAGGATCGCCCACAACTTAAGTTTAACGGATGGAGTGAATTTTTTATCGCTGAATCACCAACACAAAATCTCTACGGTGGTCAATCAAACGCACGATAGGACACTTTAAAAACTGTCCACTCCCCCACCAAAACCCCCAGTTCAGGTCTTATAGTGGTTAAAGACACACAGAAACCCAATGCGGTTCTCCAACACAGACAGATTAATTTTCTTCACATCGTTCATCTGGTTCACTCACTGATGTTGTCATAAGAACCACTTCTAAAACTGTCACAGAGATCCCTACAAGACCCCACAAGGCACTCTATAGTATTCAGGTAATCAAGAAGACCTAATGACCTTTTCAAACCTTGAGAGATTGCTCTTTGTAGCCTCATTCACAGCATTCCTCAACTGGAGTGTAAGACTTTGTAATGCTCTGCTGAATTATGCTTTTTCTTGAAACTGCAGGATACGGTTACTCCAAGCGTCTCTGTGAAGATGTGGTGTGTTGGTTTGTATCCAAGTATCTCCCCCGTTACAAACTGGAAATTGAGGTTCTTCATCGTGGTATGAAGCGTGAAGGTTTCTTGGGATTGTGTGATGTTGCTGGAAAAACTTACAAACCAAGAAGTTTCCTGATTGAGATGGATACTCACTTGGATAAGGAAACTTACATTACAGTTTTACTTCACGAATTATATCACCTTCAAGATTTCTGTCTTGGAAACCTGAAGATTAAATCATCCAAAAGATATTATAAAGGTGAATGCATTGAAGACCTTGAGTATTGGCAACAGCAATCAGAGATAATGGCTCACTGGTATGAAAAAATCCTGTATCAACAATACTTGACAGATACTCAATAAACCTGTATAATACCTTTGCTAGGGTTGATAAAAATTAACTTCAATTACTTAAAGACATTTAAAATGTTTTCCTGGAATCAAATTGTTTCTAAAGCAGTTCCTACTGCTCATAAAAATGTCTACTGTATCAATCAAGAACTTCTTGATTATATGGAAGAATTTCCTATTGGTTTTTATGTCTGGACCACAGAAATATATTTGGCATCTAATATTGTAAAAATAGGACAAACTCAATTTGGTGTAAGGCGTCCAGGAGAAGTTCTTGGTAATAGTACTGGAATTGTTGGAGACATTTATATTCTTAAATGGTTTCCATCAGACTGTGCAAAAGAAAAAAATTATGACCAAAGAGTAATTCACACTACTCTAAATAAGAATCCAAAGTTTAAGTGGTTAAAAGCAGATTCTGCAGGAAAAGAATTTATTGAATTGCAAAAAAACACTGAACTGTGTGATTTATTTGATGAAATTGTAGATATTCTTGGTAAAAATATCACTAAAAAGTCTGTTCAAGTAACTTCTTGGCAACTTCAAATGATTAATGCTATTGGAAAGGACTTGAATGAAGGACGTAAAGTAATTGTTGCAGAACTTTCAGCAAGGTTTGGAAAGACTCTTACATTCTTGATTCTTTTTTTAATGTGTGATGTTCAAGTAATGGTGATCTCCACTTACTTCAATTCTGCTCTTTCTTCTTTTAAACAAGAAATTTTAAAGTATGAAGAATTTGCAAACTTTATTTCAATTCGAATCAATGATCCTGAATTTGAAACTAAATTTGAACAGTCTTTGAAATCTGGTAAAAAAATTGTTGTTCTACAGTCTTTGCACAAATCAAAGAACGGATCTAAAAACGCAGAGATTCTTTCTCGTATTCAAGATAAAATCGTAGTTGTTGATGAAGCAGATTTTGGATCTCATAAAAAACTCCAAAGAGATTTGGTCGATAAAACTTGTAATGGATCACCTCTGATTCTTGCTACAGGAACTGGGGCAGATATTGCTGCTACTGGAAGAAAAGTGGATAGTTTTCACAGCATCACTTATCTTGATATGTTGATGATTCGGCAGACAGATTCTGAACTGTCCACTGCTGCTGCTTGAGGTAGTGATTTTCTGCTATAATAAAAGGACAAACAAAGACAAAATGTTTACCCCTCTTACATACAACTTTATTCCTAGGGCAGTTGAATATGAAAAGAAACTGACAATTCCCAAGTTGTATCAGGTAGATTGGTCTCTGTATGCAGAATTCTGTGAAGGATTTAATTCTGATGAAAATCCTTCATTTTTAAAAATGATGCTGGATCCTCTTAAATCTGCAGGTATCTGGAGAGCAATTTTTCGTTCTCTGACTGGATCTGCAGATAACTTGAGTCTTCTCAAGCAAGGTGTTGATTCACTTAACATTGATTCTATCTTTAAAAGTAGAATTCGATCTGTGATGATGTGGTGTCCTCAAGGTTCAGGTATTACAAAAGATAATCTGAATCAACTTGCAGAAATTCTAACACCAATTCTTAATGATTGGTTGGTTGTTCCGATTAACAGCACTGTAACCAGCAATGAGAAAGCTGAAAAAATGATTCTTGATGAGAAGATTCCAGAAGCAAAACGTCAAGGAAAACGGGGTGTTTGGATTCTTTCGTGTGGAATGGGAGCACGTTCTTTTAGTGTTCCTGACATTGATCTTACAATTCTTGCTTATGATAAAGGATCAGTAAATGCCACAATTCAAAAAATGTTCCGTGCTCTGACGAGTGGAAGTGATAAAGAATACGGGCATATTTTATCTCTCTCAATTGATGGTAATCGCGATGAAAAATTTGCTGATTTGATTGTTGATACTGCAATTAAAATGCAAATTACCAATAACAAATCGTTGGAGCAAAATCTTAATGAAATCTTGAGAACTCTAAATTTTTTTGATATTGTAAAAGATGGAAAACTGATTCAGATTTTTGCTGATGAATATTGTAAAAAAATGCTTGAAGCAACAAGCATTTCTAGAATGTGTTATAATGGAACTTTTGATATTTTTGGAGATCAAGAAGTTCTCAATGTAGCTCTTCAAATTACATCATCATCTAAAAAGAAAAATCAAATTCCAGTAGATCTTTTATTGGGAAAAACTAAAGAACCTTCATTTTCTAAAAAAGACATTTCTTCTAGAGAAAAAAAGAAAGTTGAAGAGGATCTTCGGGAGAAACTTCGATCTATTGCAGAAAATATGTATGTTCTTTCTGTTGCCTCTGCTACCAGTGATCTTAATGAAGCAATTTATAAATTTAAAAACGATGAACAATTGAATTCTGAATTTAAAGAAATTTTTGGAATTGATATTTATGAATTTGAACTTCTTTTGAATAAAGGAGTTTTTAATCAAAAAATCCTTCAAACCGCAATGATTGTTTCCTTTAACAAAAACCAAAATCTAATCAAATGAACCAAAATCTCCTGCACCAACTTAAAATAAATGAAACTCTGACTAATAAAGTGGTCAATGATATTCCAGAGGAATACCTTTTGGATTCATCTTCTACAGTTTATGAACCAGAGTGTGCTGGAGCACAGTTTAGTATTGCAAGCGTAAATAGAATGAGGGATCTTGGTTTTTCTAGAGAAGAAGCACTGAATCGTGTATTCTGCTCATCCCAAAGCAAAATTCCACTTGCTTTTGCAAAAACTAAAGGACTTAAAAATTACTATCTCAATGAGGATCTTCCCACAAAAATGAAACACACAATTAATATAAACAATTTTCCTTATGGAAATAGTAATAAAAAACAAAAAGCAGGTAATGCTGGAGGTTCAAATGGAACTCCCCTTTATACAAAGTTACTTGTAGAAACCTGTGATGTGACTGATAAAATGATGCTTTCCATTGCACCCTCGGTGGTTGCTAATCTGGATGGTAAAACGATTCCTGCTATGAGGAAGAAAGGATTTTACCTTCAGAAAGTTGAGTTTGGAATGGAAAAATACTTCCCTACAGTAAAAACTCAAATTGGATACTTTGTTTTTAATCGTGAAAAAACCGATATTATTAAAGTAAATGGATTTGATCTAGATATGAATATTTTTAAGTTCATTCCTAATGTTGAATCGCAGGAACAAATCGAACAACTTTCTTCTTTTATTGGATTGGAAAAAAATGGTTGGAAGTATCTGGATAATCGTAGTCATCACAAAATTCTTGATAAAGAAAATTATTTGATTGTTAGAAGAATGTATAACAAACCAGATAAGTTTGTTTATAATCGTGGACTGGACATGGAAAAATTTGATAAAGAAAGTGTTCTTGGTCTTCACTGTCCCAACAAAGATGATATGGAAAGGTGGATTGAGTTTTTTGAAAGTAATAATGCCTCACTTTTGAGAAAAACTACATCTTATGGTGGAAATGTTAGTGCTTCAATTTTAGAATATGTTAATGTCTGATATTAAACGCTCAAAAGAAAGAATTAAAAAAACGGGAGAAGTTTTTACTCCTCCAGAATTAGTTGAAATAATGTTAAAGGATATTGAAGAACAAATTTTTAAAGATCCAAAAACAACATTTATTGATCCATCTTCAGGAGATGGAAATCTGTTGTTACCACTCAAAACCAAACTTCTCAATTATCACACAGAAGAACACATTCTCAATGAAATGCTTTATGCAGTTGAACTGATGGAGGACAATCACAGAGAAATGTGTGCTAGACTAGGAGTATCCACCGATCACCATCATTATGTCTGTGCTGATGCTCTAGAATACCATTATGCCTTTAATGGTCGCTCCTCTGAACCAATCACTCTTGATAACTTTTAAAATGACTAAAACTAAACGCAAATTCATCAACGTTGCTCCTAAATCCAAGAAAGCAGTCAATCGCTTTAAAAATATTATGGATTCCTTTCACGCAATGGAAGTAGAACAAGAGACTGATACTCAGTTCTTTGTAGTTTCTATCAACAGGAAATATTGTTTTTGGATGAATAAAGAAAACGATCCTCATTGGACCATTATTAAATGAAATCACTACTGCTTGCCGCCGCACTGCTGACTACACCAGCATTTGCACATAATCACGATGTCACTGTCAAAACACCGACAAAACCAAAGGTGTATCGCACATTCACCTATGAGACTCCGTGTGCTCTGGACGTGAGTTTGCAGGTGCAATTTGATACCTGTAAGGTGATCGAAACTCGGGAAACTGGTGGAGCACTTCGCACTCGCAACATCTTCTCTAATCGCTTTGGACTGACAATTAAGTCCTGGTTTGATAAAGAGAAAGGTTTTATGACTTGGGATAGTCACAACAGGTTTGCCTATAAGTGGCAATATAGAGTTTCAGGTGTGGCAGATCAGGGTGCCTGGTCAATGGTGATGCCCTCGTTCTACCTGAAGGACGTAAGCTGGGACTAAATAACTGTGCCTGAAGTTGACTGCAATCTCTAAGGGCGGGAGAGGAGAAATCCTCTCCTTACAACTTGATTAAATAGTATAACTACTATACTGTTTATGAACGAATCACCAGAAGATAAATGGAACAGAGGACTGACCTTATTTGAAGAAAGTGTCTTAAAACCAGACCCAGAACTACGAAACTGTTCCCACAATCAGCAATGCTATCACGAACTAATGTATATTCGTGAGCACGTTTTAGAGTATCTGAAGACGTTGAGAAAGTGAACTTACTATATCTTTACATTCTCATCTTTGTCTGTATCGCATATCTCATTATTGTTGATGAGAGTATTGCTGCACTGGTGAACTACTCAAGTCGTCTGTTGAGATTTTGGTATGAGAAAACAAAATGGATGATTTTAAATGATCCACGAAATCCTGTTGTAAAATATCTAATGTGGCAAAGAGCATATAAACTTGCAAAAGAAATACAAGATGAAATGGAACGTTCAAGAAATCAATAGTGTAACGATTGCAAGACTTTTATCAGAACTTGAAGGAGTAACATATATTTTGGGGTGCATTAATGAACCAGAAGAGTATGAATACATACAGAAAATGAAACAGTAGTACTATAAAATATACTTTCAAATGTTAAAAGACTAATAAATACACTACATCTGGATAGTACAATGCTTTCTACTGCTTATCGCATAAAGTTAGAAGCAATCTGTAATAAGATTGCAGTACACGAAGAAGTCAGTTTAGAGGAAATGATATGGGCGAATAAACTTTCTTCTCATAATGCTCATGCCGCTAAAATTTTACGACAAGCAAGAAGAAAAGCAGAAAATGAAAATATGCAAGAAGGAGACCTTGATGATTTCCTTAATCAGTTGGATATTGGTGGATTGGGACACGAAAGATTTGGTAAATCTGGATTTGATAGTGTTGATGAAATCGTTGATTTCTTTAAAAGAGACGATGACAAAAGTGATGACTCCTGGCGTCGTAGAGACTAATGAACTACCCATTACTCGTATCCTTATGCTTCCTTCCACTTGCAATCATTTTTATCGTTACCAAGATTTCTTTGTGGATATCTTCCACAACTAATGAAGTCAAGTATATAAAAGAAGAAGAAAAGAAACCCCATGGACCATTTCTCTCCAACGTCTATGATGATTTTGACCCAGAGAATGAATCAGATGATTATTGGTAATAAGGTTCGTCAAGCAATCAGTGACTGGTATTTTGAGAACGGAGAAGAAGAACCAATCTGGTATGTTCCTCAAAATCCTCCTTGGTGGGAAGAATATTTAAAATCACTTGACGACAACGCATAAAACCTCTATAATATTTGCATATACCTTAAGATTATGTCTTCTTATAAACCCTATAGTATGGAATGGACCAGGCAGAGGTATCTTGCCGAATCCATTCAGCAATATTTTGATACTGATGCATCTCTGGATACAATACTGGATGATATTGTAAGTGTATTAGAAGAAAATGTAGCGCACCATAAAAGTCGTGCAGAAAGATTTCAAGAAGTTTTAGATGGTCTAAAATCTTTTCCTTAAGGTGGTATGTAGTTATATTAAGAAATCAACACAAAACAAATAGTCAGTGATATAATATATTAGGTGAGAATACAATAGCATAAACATTCTTTATTATAACGTTACTTGTGCGTGGAGGCCATTATGCATAACTTGATTTCCTTTAATCAACTTGCAGATTGGAACGATATTACTCAAAATCTTGGAGGAACAACTGAAAAATCTAACGAACAGAATGATATCATTAATGACTATTATCAGTGTCTAATTGAGTGTGACGAAAATCAGCAAGTATGTAAACGAATATGTAAAGAAGTTTTGATTTCGTAGACACTTTAGAAACCGTTCACTGCACCTTGACTTTTGAGTTGAGGTGCTTTATAGTATGAATATACAAATCCAGATCAATGTCTTACAACGCAAACGTAAAACTTATCTACACCAATAATACTGACCCCTCTCCAAGTAAGTATTTCCCTGAAATTGTAGACCAACAAAAGATTGTAATTGAGGCACCAGCACAAGACCTCAACGTACATCAGTATTTCAGTCTCTTTAAGAATTTTCTTCGTGCGATTGATTTTAATGAATATAACATTATGGATGGGGCAACACGTCTTGCTTTTAATGATTGCAACGATGAAGCACAGATGAAGAAACTGATGAATGAGTATGACTTGCAGGATAAGCAAGCATATACTGATGATGAGGTCTGTAAGTTAGAAGCAGAGGTTCGTGACCTGAAAGCAAAACTTTCCCGTTATGAACAACCTGATAATCCTCAATATACTGATGATGAGATTTCTGCGATGACTTATGAGAATGAAAATGAAAATAAAAATTGTATCTGACCTTCATTTAGAGTGTTGTGAAGTGATATGTAATCCCAGAGGATATTTTGGTCATAATTCTTCTGGACTAAATCTTGATTTTGACCCTAACTTTGAGGTAGAACTATGAAACCTAAATTTCACAAAATTCTTGAGATGGCAGTAGAACAGGGTGTTTCTTATGGATATCGTCGTGCTCATAAACACATAGAAAATCCCACAGAAAGTGCTATAATTGATAATGTGGTAGAGGGTGTAATGAACTCTCTGTATGAATGGTTTGACTTTGAGGATGATATCAATGAATGAAAATCACTATGGGTGGGTTGTAAATACTCATTATGAATGGGTAAATATGCTCTCAAAGATGAAAGAACATAAACCCGATAGGTTCTTGGAGTTTGATTATTCCGACGCCACCATTTATCATTATCTGGATAAAATACAACAAGAACAACACTTATATGACTGAACGATCTGAAAGTTTTATGAAATCAGTATGGGACGCACGAAATGCTGGTGCTGATACTGAAGAAAAATTGGTTGCTACAATACTTAAAGTTGCAGCAGAGACCGTAAAGTTTTATCAAGCACAAAACGATTTGATTGTTTTGGATAAAAATGACCTATTACAACTCGCAGAGGAACTAGAACAATGAGTATTATAAAGTTTAATAAGAGGGAAGATTTTGGAACGGACTGGTACGTCCAGGTTCTCAATATTAGAAAGTGGAGTTTGCTTCAAGTATCAGTTTCCTGGAACGATTATGCATCACTTCCTTACTTACAAATCACCTTTGGTTCTAATGGGTTCTTTAGTATTCTGTCTTGGGTTTATAAGTTCGGTTTTGATGTTGATTTGATTTCGAGAACTTGGAACTTTGATTATATGAATAAGATTGATGATGAAACTTGAAGAAATCCTGGAAGAATACGGACAGGATGTATTAGACAAATACTATGAACTGTTCCCAGATAAAAATATCACAAAGTTTGGTGATAGATTCTGTGGTCGTGTTGGTGATTATGAGGATTTTGTGTTAGATTGCCACTACTCAAGAGGTAGTGATGAACTTGATGAAACCCTTGACTCATTTGAGAGTGGAGTGTTTCAAGAGTATTATTACTATGATCATAAAACCTCAACTGCATTTGTATTTTACAACGATTAATTATGAGTTTTACTAAAACTATTTCAATTGTTGCAGCACTATCAAGTATCTTTGGTGTGAGTGTTGCTGGTTATAAACTTGCCGAAAGTTCTACAAATACCATTCAACCAATACTTGAGGAGAAGATTATTCAACTTGAGAAACAACTGGAAGAAGTAAAGTCCCAGAAATCAGTTGAGCAAGTGGCACAACCACAACCAGTTGTAGAAGCGGCACCATCTGTTATACTACCACCAGTAACACCTCCACCTCCCATAGAACCACAGCAATGAAGACCTACACCCTACAAATCACAGAAGAACAGGCACAGAGGCACTTTTTCTACTCAATCTATAAACTACTATACTAATTTATCTGAATTTTAATGAAAGAAATTTTTTCTAAAATTTATCGAGATAGATTATGGGTGGACCCATTTTATTCCCCTTCCTCCGATTTTCCCTATTATTCTGGTTGGGGATCTCATCATGAGATGGCTGTATCGACATATACAAAATGTGTATCTAATTTTCTTAAGAGTTTTGATAAAAAACCTGACGTATTGGATTTAGGTTGTGGAGATTTTAATGTTGGGAGCAAGATTAGAAGTTTATGTGGTTCATATATTGCCACTGACATCGTTCCCGAACTTATTGAGTTTAATAAAAATAAATTTTCAACATTGAATGTGGATTTTCGTGTAAATGATTTTACCAATTTGAAAGATCCTCTTCCATCGGCTGATGTTATCTTCATTAGGCAAGTTCTTCAGCATTTGTCGAACGCCGACATACAACGATTTTTGCCTAGGTTATTTGGTAATTATACTTGGTTAGTACTTACAGAACACCTCCCTGGTCATGATTTTATATCAAACATAGATCATGTAAGTTACGAAAAAAGTAGGGTCTTGAATAACAGTGTTGAGATGACCTCGGGACAAATGCAATCTAGTGGCATCATACTTACCGATCCTCCGTTTAATCTCAATATTATTGAAGAAAAATTACTATGTAATCTTAAAAATAAGAACTCTAATCTTGGAGACATTCGAACAATTGCTTATCTTCTTAGTGCCAAGGGACCAACCACTTGCTAAAATGGAGAGAATTGATGAAACTCTTTGATACATAAATACGGTGTATCAGTAATGGGAAAAATGCCATCAGGCACGTCCCGATTGGTAATATTATTCCACAATAGATCATCGGGTTGTGGAGTTCCCAGTTATGGGATAACTATAGTTTATAAAAAAAAATTATGAAAATTTTAACTCTTATTGCTGCACTTACTTTGACGGCAGCACCTGTGATGGAAGCACCTGTTATGGCAGCTCCTCGTATGAAAACAAAAATTACTCGTCCTATTAAAATAAAAAAAAATCTAACTGGAATCAAAATCAAGGGTGATGATTTCTATGTGGATGGCAAAAAAACTCAGTTTGCTGGCAATCACACATGGAATAATGTTCAACCTATTGGTG